CCAGTGCGAGGCCGGTCAGAGATACTGCCGCATCGCCCGTCAGGCTGACAGTTCCAGACGATGACGCCAGTGCGAGCCCGGTCAGAGATACTGCCGCGTCGCCCGTCAGGCTGACAGTTCCCGACGATGATGCCAGTGCGAGCCCGGTCAGAGGTACTGCCGCATCGCCCGTCCTCGTGCTATACGCCATCGTGACGGCGTGGGCGATGTTGCCGACCGAAGCGGGTCGCAGAGCGAGAATCGCCGCGCCATTCTGCCCAGGCGTCCCCATCGTGGCGTTGCCGATACCCGTGGATCCGGCTGTGGGCGGATTCCGTACACCGTCGGCAATGGCAATGCTGTTGGTCGTGCCATTGGCGGCGTCAATACGTTCCGTGCAATTGGCTGCGGTGGGATTAGTGGCGCATCCCTCGTTGCTCCACGTGCTTCCGTTGAAACTGGCAACGAAGCCGAAAACGATGCAGGCGCCCCACGTTACACTTATCAACGCCGTCGCGGTACCAGTCGTCCCGCTGGCGTTCATGCGTACGGAAGTCCCCGCATCCAGAGGCGTCGTGTTATCGACGCCGCTATAAGCGGCGATTGCGCCAATGCAGGCCGTCGTAAACCCGGAAAAGGTGGTTGCCTGACCGGCTGTCACGCCGCCTACACCCACGATGGCGGTCCAAATCTGCATCCGCCCATTCACATTTCCGGCACCGTTCTGGCGGGTCCAGCCTGTCGGCGCACCAGAGCTTCCACTACCCACGGACCGGTCGCAAGTGAAAGCTACCAGTACGTCACCGGCCTGCACTGTTGCAGGGACAGTGATTACCATCGACGTCGTGCCCGACGCCATCGCACTGATATCGCGAAATGCTATTGACACAGTTGTTGGCCTAGGATGCTTGGATGGATGTGATCGTGGTCAACGTGTCGCCGTTGTTTATGGTTCTATTGCCCTGGTTGAAGGCTGCCTCGCCAAACAATGTTCCGCCGGTTCCGCCCTTCGTGTTGCTGGTCGTCATGAACGTACCGGCAATGGTCGCCGTGGCGATGGCGTTGAAAACCGCTGGACTGGCGCTGTTGTCGACGATTGCAGTGCCCACTGATGCACCTACCCATTGAACGCGAGTCGCATTGCTGTAGCTCGTCGTGTTCTCAATCCATCCGGAGTGGGAGGCCATCGTATCGGTCCCCGCAAAGGTCGGCGCGCTGGTGCCATCGACCAGACCGAAGTAAAAAGCTGCCGTATAGGACGTGCCATTCAAGTACTTGACCAACATGTCAGTACGGCCTTGCCCCGTGGTAATGGCGAAGACAGGCAAGCTGAGCAGCGGATGGTAGTAGAGCAGCGCGATCCCCAGCAGCCACATCGCCATCGTGCCATAGTTCCATTGCTCGCCGATCAAGGCCTCTTCTTTCCACGCCAATGAGCGATTGGAACAAATGAGCTTCGCCTGCCCGAGTTCCTCAACTGTCCGTTCGCCACACTCAACCCGATGCCAGTTCCGGCACCCGTCGCATTCGCAACCCGGCGGCCTACTCCAGTTTTCGAAGTGCGCGACCATCTCGACACGAATTCCCATGGCGACAAGGCAGCGACAAATAACTTTCGCAATCGCCACCATTCCAAGATTCACTTCCACTGGCTCCCCCTTCACGCAATTCGCAGAATCGCGTTATTTTGATCCGCAGTCGGAAACGTGATGCTGAAGGTTCCCGCCGTGCTGGTCTGGTCGGTACCGAAATTCAGCACGCAGACGGCTCGGTTGGCCTTCGACGAGTTGTAAATCAATGCCCCGCGTGCCGTGATCGTCGCGCTGGTGAATGACACGTTGTTGAAAGTCACGACCGCGGTGTCAGCCGACAGCACCGGACTCACGCTCACTAGCGATGCCCCACCGGCCACGTATGAGCCGCTGGCCGGAACCTCGTTGGTCGACGAATAGGCCGTGGTCGTCTTATCGAGGCTGGCCGTCGAAGGATAGAGAGCCAGCTTGAAGGTATCCCCGACAGAGGCGGTGAAATTGTGGATCGCCTCAAGAATCTCGGTCTTGAAGCTGTTACAGATCGCCTGTGTGATGGTCATGATGGTTCTCCTGTCGCCCCTTGCAGCAACGCAGCTTTGTCAACAATGACCTCTATATCCTGCCGGACCAGATCGCCGCTCATGTCGAAGTACTGCGTGGTGATACAGGTTCCGCACGGAACTGTCTTTTTACTCTTTGCCATGCGCAGCAGGCGATTCGGAATCTCGCCTTTCGCCGTCATCATCGCCGCACCATCTTCTTCTTCGCAACGTTCGCGCCAATGGTAACGGCATCGGCCCTAGAGCTCACGACTTCCGGCTGCATGACGGCCGCGCTCACCGGCTGCGGCTCTACGGGTATGGTTGCCTCTACGGGTATGGTTGTCATTCGCGGAAGCTGGCTGTAGACGTCCTCGGCTTCCGCTGCTTCGACTTTCTGCTTGGCGACCTCGAACGGAAGATCCTCGATTTCGCCCTTACGTGCTCCGATCAAATGCTTGATGTACATCACTCCTCCAAAAAGGCGGGACCGTGGAACAACGTCCCAACCGTCCACGGTCCCGTGTTTTAGGCAACCAAAGGCAAGCTAGCTTGCGAGAGACAAAGCTAGGCTGTTTCAGTCGGACTCTGCACTTCTGCGAACCGCGCACCGCTTAGAACAGCGACCGCGGATGCGATCACCGAGTTGGCGCCGTTGACGGTTACTAGCTGCACCCACGGAGAGCCTTGCGGCAATTCCTGCCCGTCCAGCTCAATCGCATAGAAGATACTGGAGCCAGCCGGTATCGCGTAGCCCGTCGAAGGAACAATGATCCCCGGGCCCAGCACGTCAAAGTTGGCTCCAGCTGTTTCCTGCCTATAGAGCTTGAACCCGATGGGCGTGGCGTTAGCAACGTTGGTACCGCCCAGCGCCGTTGCAGTTCCGCACTGCAATTTAAGTGTGACGCCAGCGGCAGCCGCGACGCCGATCTGAAACAGGATCGTCGCGTGCTGATAGTCACGCATGGAAAAGGCTTGTGAAATCTTGCCGCCGGTATTATCCACCGGCGGAATGATGTTCACGATATGCCCCTGCTCTGCAACCACAAAACCTTTCATGTGAATTCCTCCGTTTGTCTAGGAATAGTTTCGCTGCTCGCGACTAGCTGCGCACTGCAAGCCGGATGAACGGCGAAAGCGTCACCGTACCGTTCTTCGGTGTGAGAGGTTTCTTCCACACAGGCTGACCGTCGACACGGTAGACAAAGCGGAAGGTCGTTTCGTCGTTCAGGAATCGGACATGGATGGAACTCGCCGCCATCGGTGCCCCCTTGTCGGCCATCACGTACTGCGACAGGTCCACAAGCACGATGTCGCCAGGAGTCCCGCAGGTTGCGCAATACTCGACAGGGATTACTGGACGACCAATCAGCCGACCCCACGGTCCAGGATTCGGGGGCGCGTTGTTCATTCCGCCTGAATATCCCGGAGGGAAGTACAGCATCTGGGTCGCGGTCCCGGAACCCAACGTCAGTGGATAGAGGAAGCGCTCTACGTCTTGGTTGACGAACCAGCAAGCGTCCTGCCTGCTCGGACCCCACATGCGGCCCCACATCGCCAGAACGTCGTTGGTGGAAACCCCGACGCCAGCAGGGTCTCCGGCGTCTTTCGGAACCTCGATCACGGCGCCGGAATTCATGAAGCCCAGCGGCTGACCGGCTCCTGTGCCGTTGAAGATGGCGTCCTCGACCCTGAAATTCATTTCCATCGGGAACGTCTTCGTGATCACGGCCTCCAGTGCGGCTGCATCCTGCAACAGTTCGTCGGTCGCATAGCAAAGGCCGGTCAATTTGTTCAGTTGAATTTCGATCTGACGGAACTTCGGACGCGATCCGACTTTCGTATCTGCCTCGTTCTGCCAGTATGCCAAGACTCCGCCCCAACGAGTCCCGTCCGTCCGGCTGTCCTCATCGATGGCGTTGATCTTCACACCATTGGCATTCGCGGAAATTGGCACGCGGAAAACGCGCTGCGACACGTTCCCCAACTGGTACGTGCGCTCGAGCAGCAATTCCGAGAAATCCTTCTGCACAAGAAACCCGCCGTCAGACGGCGAGGCCTCGTTCAGTCCGGAAGCGTTCGGCGCCGCTGCCTGAATTAACCGGGGATCGATCCGGTTCATCGGATTGGCTGCCCTGGCAACCGCGATCAGTTGTTCGCCAAAGCTCCCGAACGGCTTGGCGGGTGTTTTGCCGCTCGCATCCTCACCAGCATTCGGCGTGTCAATCCCGGCGCGTCGTGAGAATGCAGCATTTTCGTCCGGCTGTCCCAGCATCGATTTTTCATTAATCAGCGTTTCCTCTTCGCGCTGAAGGTTCACTTCGAGTGCTGCCAGCTTCTTAATGTTGTCGTTGTAGAGAGCTCCTTCTGCTTCGCTAAAATCCCGCTCCTCGGCCGAGATTGTGTCGAGCATCTTCCGTTGCGCCTTCACGAGATCGGTCTTTCGCTGACGCAGCGCCAGAATGTTTGATCGCATCGCTTTGATCTCCTTCGTCGAAATTTGTTCCTCGCGCCGCACTCGCCCAGAATCGAAAGACCCTGAACTCGTCCGGGTCACACGTGTTCGCTGCGCTGCCGTGCGAAGGCACGCCAGCGGATTACAACCAAACTTGTTTGTGAGTCGTTACAAGAGGTCCAGCTCAAGGGCCAGCCGCCGCATCTTCAGTACGTGCGCCGGTAACTGTGGTGCTGCCTGCTTCATGCTGTCCGGCATTGGCCGCGTTGCTTTCGCTTTCGCTCCCAGGCGCTTCAGCGTCCGGTCGAACGTAGCCACGCGATCAACCATCCCGGCACGCCGCGCCTGATCCGCTTGCAGCATCCTGCCTTCGCCGAATCCGTTTCGCACCTTGTCGGATGTTGTGTTCCGTCCCCGCGCGACCGCATTCACGAACATGTCGTGGTAGTTATTCACCTTTTCTTGCATCGACTGCTTCGCTTCGGCGGTCAGAGGCTCGAATGGGTTTCCCTCGACCTTGTACTTGCCTGCCGATATCAGCGTGTGCTTGACCCCTTCGTTCTCAAGCGCTTTCGACAGGTCCAAGTGGGCTGCATAGACTCCGATGGAACCGACCTCGCCGCTTGGGATCGAAACTACGTCCGAGGCCTGAGAAGCGAGGAAGTAGGCAGCCGATGCCGCTTGCGAATTGGCAATTGCTACGATTGGCTTCGCTTGCCGCGCGTCGTAGATCTGGTCGGCGAGCTCCGGCACGCCATTCACAGTCCCGCCAGGGGAGTCGATGTCGATCACAATGCTTTTAACCGTAGGATCATTCACGGCAGAGTTCAAGTACTGCTGAAAGCGTTCGGTTGATGTCCCGCCGCTCATGTCAGAGAACATTCCCATCCGATGCGCGATTGTTCCGAACAGCGGTAGAACCGCAATCACTGGAGCACTCGACCTCGACACGGTCCCGTTGCCTAGTGCTTTTGATTTCCGCGCGCCTTCGTCTTCATCATCGATATGCTGCGGACACGTGCACCCATCACAATCACACGGCTCGTGATCGCAATCTTCGCAATCGCCAGCGATGCACGGATCACACGGACACTCGCACGGCTGGTCGCCCTGCATGAACGGATGAACGATGAAGGCTTCCTCGTGATAGTCCGGCGGCTCCTTGTCGAACTCTTTGTAATGCTTCGCCAGATGGTTGTAGACAGCCTTGCGGTCACCCGCCGGAATGTCGGCTCCGCCGCGGGATCCAAGCAGCGCAGCCATCGCCGCTTTGACGCCGCCCCACACGACGACGAACTTCCCACCCTCGATGTCATGGTGTGGCAGCTTGTATGAGCCGAAGTTCTCGGCATTGTCCGAGTCGTACCACCCGAACCCTCTCCGATATTTCGCCCAGTCCATCTTGTCTTTGTCGCCGGACCCGTCCGACGATGCCCACTTCGCTAACCGATCGCGAGCCGCCGCTCCGTCCCAACTGTCGGACTCATCTTTTCCATCCGACGAGCCGTATGGAATCGCCCCTGTATTGAATGCTGGCAGAATGCGCGGCTCGCCGTCTTCTCCGCGCGGCTGGCCGCATTCGATCAGGTACGGCTTTCGCGGACGCTCCATCACCATCAAAACGTCTTTGTCGCTCACTTCGCCGCCACCGGCCCTTAGCGCCACGAACGCCACAATTGCCGCGAGCTTTTCCTCACGAATTGCCCAAGCAGAGTTGGCCACCGCCATCAGAATGTGTTCGTATTTCATTTTGATCCTCCCGAAATTCTCTCCGCTCTAGCACTAGCAATTCCTTCAATCGTTTGGCGCCGCATGTGCGGCAGTAAGGTCCATAGCTCTGATTTCGAAGACCGAATAATTCAACGGTCGCCTTTGATCCACATCGTTGACAACGTGGCTGCATCAGTTCTTTCAGATAGGCCATTACCAGACCTCAATTCCTTGTGTGCCGCTACCGCGCTCAGCAGGCGCGGCAGCGCTAGGCGCACCAGGGTGTCACTCGCCTCGTTCTCCAGCTTCACCAGCGCCGCCTCAACTTGCTCATTCGAGGTACAGACCGTGAACAGACGCAGGTTTGCCGAGACATACAACTCCGCAGGCAATACCGGAATGTGCATACACTCGCAAACAAAATCGACGAAACCGGAATAGAACTCCAAAACTTCCTCTTTGAACTTGTCGATCGCACAGGCCCGTCCCATCGCACGCCTGATCTGCCCGATTTCTTTGCGCAGCACGCGCTGGGCTGCCGCCTGCACGAATTCCTCAAGCCGCTTTGCCCCGATTCCCGTCGCGTCTTCAGGTTGAAGTTCCTGCCCAGGTACTTTGGCCGCTCCATCACTGCCCACCGTTGCCATGTTCAGCGGCATCAGCGGTACATCCAGTCCCTCTATCGGATTCATGTTCTCGTTCGCTCTCGCCTCGGCTCGCGTCATGAATCCTGCGTTGATCGCCGACGCGTAGGCCTCGTACCGGCTCTTCAGGTCG